ATTTTGCTCCAGCCACTTAACCAGCTTGGTCGGGTTGATAACCATATTTGCTTTAATCCACTCAGGAGCGTTTTCGCTTGGTGTGAATACGTTCAAGCCGTCTACAAAAATTACTTTGTTCTGCATTTTATTTGATGTTTAAAAGGTTACGAAGATAATCATTTGCAAACGCTAACCGTTCGCGGAGTTGTTCTTGCATCTCAAGGTCTGCTTCTACTCGTATTTCAATCAGTTTAAAGCGTTCATCCTTGATGCGTGGGTCGAATGAAATAAACCGACAAGCTAACGCTCCAGTAGCCAGCATTTGCCCTTGCATTTGCCACAAGTATTTTGGGTCAATGTAACCCTCGAAAGCAGTCTTGAGGTGGTTCGCGGTGTTGTACGGGCATTTGATTTCTATCAGTTCTCCGTACTCCTTGATAAAGCCATCAGGAGAAGCTCCTGAATATTCGTTAATTGGAACGAATGGCAACTCTTCCAATGTCAATCCAGTCGTTTCTTGGTAGTAAGCTTTGCAGATTGGCTCGTATTCGTTTCCCCAGTCCAGCGCAGTACCGAAGATTTCCTTGCGTTCGCCTGTTAGAAGCTCCGCAGCCTTCTCGTAAATGTAGGAAACCGCAGTCGCTCCAAGAACTTCGTCTTTCTTTCGCCCGTTGGTCATCAAGTCACCGAATCGGGAAGCCGTGAACTTCCCTAACCTTTGCGCGTGCCATTCTTCAGTTTGTTGCTGAGTGTCGCTAATTGCTTCAAAAATATCCATCGTTACGCTCGTTTAAAATCGTCCGACTCATCTTCTCCGAAAACGCCAACTTCGTAAAGTCCTGAGAGTTTCAGAACCACTCTTGATAGTGCGCGTTTCTCAGCCATTGCGACCGGGTACTTTTGCCGCGTGTTGTCAGGTGCAGACTCTCCGAATGTTTCCATCATTACAGGTAAACCGTCAGGTCGTGCCATCTCTCCAGTAGCTTTTATTACTACGTGCTTCAGGTCGTCCGATAGGCTGACCACATCGTAAGTTACTCGGATGCCTCTCTGCGCTTGGATGCGCTCAATGCCTTGTCGGGTTATTATTACGAACCCTTGAGGGCTTTTAAAGAAGTGGTCTTTGTTTAGACCGTTCTCGGTTGCGAGACTCTGAAGTCTCTCTTTCTGTGTTTGATTCATCGTTCTGTTATTAGATGATTATTAAAAATTGAATTTACGAATTTAAACATTGAATGTCAACCGAATTGCGGTTCTCGCCATAGATTCGGATGAAAGTATAAAGCCCGGACTTGATAGGCTCTGCGCCTGAGTGCTTGACCAGTTGCCAAAACTCAAACGATTGCACTCGGATTGTTCCCGCGTCAACTGGAGCGGTGCGTAGGTCGGTTAGTGCTTTGCTTGCTACCAATCGAACGAACGCTGGTATTGTCTTGTCGTGAAGAACTCTCTCTTGGAAGGTAAGGTGGTTCATTGTTCTGTTTTTAGTTGTTTGTTTTTATCCTAGTGTCAATACGGCTTTGCCTGCCTTAAAAGCAAAACGGCCGTCTTTTAGCTGTTTCCAAAATTTGGCCTTGCCGCTTGTTTGTATTAGCCTGCCATTTTCTAAAAGGCCTACCGTACCGTCAAAGCTGAATGATTTTTTGTTGCGCTTGGTTATGGTTACTTCCCCAACAGCGCCCGAAATAATAACACCAATACAGCGCGTGTCGTTAAACTTTGCTGTTTGTGCTGTTTGAATTGCGTTTTGTAGTGTTTCCATTGTTCTGTTGTTTTTAGTGGGTCACCCCGTTAATGATGCACCAAATATAAAACTATTCTTTTGAATATTCAAAACATTTAGGTCAAAAAAAGTGAAAATATTTTCAGTTTGAACTCAATTTTGCTTGAAGTGGGCGTTCATAATCGCCTCTTGGTTCATCTCTATCTCCTTGTACATCTCCTCCGCGTTTACCGCAGCATCGAAGATTACGTCTTGCGTGTCGATTAATTCACGTACAGCGTACAAAAGATAAACTAGCAGAGCAACAACCAGCAAAAGGAGACAAAGCGAAACGGTTAAAAGAAATACAATCATAAGTTCATCAGTTCGTTTATTATCGTTTTACCTCCTATTACAACCGCGCAACCGATAGCTGGCTTCTTGCCACGTTTAGCGTATGCAAAAGCGTACTTATCGTTATCAATTCCGCAACCTATCTGAGTTCCAAACACTTTAAAGTTCTGACCTACATACCACTCCGTATAACATTGAGTGTGTAGGTGTCCTTGAACCGTTGATTGCATATCTGCTCGGCACTTAGTCCGAGCCGTGCCGCCCTCACCGTGTACATATTGGACATCGTCATAAACAACTCGGTCGGCAAAGTTCCAGGTCGGAGCGTTCAAGACTTCGTTGAATGATTTTATCCACGCTTTCGGAATGCCACCAGTAAACGCCTTTCTTGAGATTATTCGGTCGTGGTTTCCGATAGTTACATCAGCAACTGGGAACGCCTCAACCCATCGTTGCAAACGTTTAATCGCAAGTTCCAACTCCATTCCTCCGCCCATTCCATCAGGGTCGGTTTCGTGAAAGCTGGAATAGTGCGAGTCGATAACGTCTCCGATAAAAATAACTTGATTACAGTTGTGCTTTCGATAAGTTTCCTTGCAAAAGTCAAGGTACTCTTCAAGACAGAACGGCTCGTGGAGGTCGCCAATAACTAAAATCCTCCTTTCCTTTCGGGTAAGGTTATTCCAAGCGTCCAGCATTTGCCCCTTAATGCGGGGTCGAAAGTCGCTCATTGTGCTTGTACTACGTCCGCAAACTCAGCGTCCAACGAACGGATTTCCCTAAGTATCTCCGCCCACTTTATTTTAGCTTGGAATCTCTCCATTTCTGTCGAGTCAGTTCCAAGATTAGCTTGAATTGATGCGTTCTTTTTCAGAAGCTTATCAATAGCTTCTCTTGTAATTGGGTTCTCATTGTATATCATTTCTGTATAATGTTGCGACCAACGCCAACGCCTATAAAGTGTTGACCGTTAAAGCCATAGTTTGCGCTAAAATACGTCCTTTTGACCGTTCCTTGTAAACCAATTCCGAATAACGGAGCGTAACTTTCGACAAAGTCGCTCTGTAAGCCGACCAATCCGTGAACTCCTAACGCCCAGCTTAACGGCTTCTTGCGTAGTTGTACCTTTAGGTTTTCGGTTCTGTTCTGATAATTCGACCAAGTTAGGCGCACATCGTTAACGGTGGTGTCGTAATTAGCCACCTCAGTTAGCCAAGTTTGAACTATGCTTACCGTATCTATCAATAACAATGTGTCTAAACGAGTAACTACTCTCTCGGAGTAGATTGTATCGTAACGCGTAACGAGTTGCTTAGAAACGAAACGAACGGTGTCTGTCCGCCAACGCTCTACATATTCAATGGTCGGGACTGGCTTCTCAACAACCTTTGTGATGGTCTTGGGTTCTGAGTTGCAGCCTTGCCAAGCCACAAGAACGCCTAACAAGAAAGCAAGAAGGTAAGGTGTGTAAACCTTTATTAGATGTATCGCGATGTCCCTTCCCAAAGCTCTATTTCTGCTTCTCGTCTGCGAACTAAACCTTTCAGAACTCTACCTCCGCCTTTGTTCCACCTTCTGAACTGCTCAGGTATTCTCGGAAAGTCAGGGTTTGAATTTAACCAAGCTAATAAAGTAGAGTTTGAAAAGTTCCCTATGCCTACGTTGTAAGTGAACGAGATTAACGCAGCAAGTTGATGCGCTGGAAGTTTGACCTCCACTACGTTTTTCACTTGCTTTTCAACGCTTTTAATAGTGTCCAGTAGCATCTTCTCCGCTTCCGCCTTGTCAATCTCAGGGTCGTCCATAGTTACCCGTTCACCATTTGGGTAAATGGTATTTCCGTAGCCGATTGTTGGAATGTTCGCTGGGCAGATATAAGGCTTTGAAGAGTAGCCCTCAAACTCTTTTATTACCTCTGCGGCTATCTTTGCCGCGCTTGGTCTTGGTATCTTTTTCTTCGCAGTTTGTTCCATCTTTGCAGTTACATTCTCTTGGTGCAATAGCGCACCACTTTACATTTTGCAACGATTCTCTTTAAGTTCTGAACGCATTTCAGTCAACGCCTTCGTGTTCTCCGATATCACTTCGCTGAATTTGTCAACGTGCTGGTTATTGGCATCTTGCCACTCCTTGCGCTCATCTCGGTGGATGTCCGTCAGTTTGTTCAGGTAGTACACCAGTACTGCGAGGAATACCCCAGCTATTCCGTAACTCGCAAGTGCTTCTAAAATTGCGTCCATTAGTTCCTTTTAAAGTATTATGTCTTGAAGTGATTTCACTCCTCAAAATACTTACTTTCAACTTCTATGCTAACTCCGTTCACATCTATCACTATTGAATAGGGCTGATTCAGTTCCTTAAGCCCTTTTTCTATCAATGCGTCCTGTGGAAGCGAATAGCTGCCATCATCATTCTCTGACTCAATAAAGTAAGGCTTAGTGCTTTCCTTGTCAAGTCGGTTTTCCTGTAACCAAATTTTCAGATTTTGTATTTTTTCCGTGATAATCATTAGGCTGGGTATTTAACAAGTAAGTCGGCATAGAGTTGGTCTGCGTCTGCATCAGACAAAGTGCTAAGACCTATCATACATTCAGAAGTAGGTTCACGCCATCCTACACCGTAGTTCAATGAACCATCACCATTCAATAGAACAAAGTTTGATGTGTTTGTCCATACCGTTCCACTCAATGTATCGGTTGCAGTCGAGCCGTTCATATTAACCCGCAATACACCAGTTGATTGGTCGTAAGTCAAAACAAATATGTTCTTACCCTCCACAACATCGAATTGAACCGAACAACCAACACCACCACTGTTCTGTCTTACCGCGAATCGCATCTTTGAAGTAGAGAACAAGTAACCAATGTTGAATCTTGACCCTACATCAAGCGTAGTTTGTGTACCGCCCATAAACACCATATAAGATCCAGCGCCATCTTGGGCTTGCGACCAATCGAAAACACCCGCAATTGTTATATTGTCTTGAACCGTTGAAAGTGTGGTTGAAAGATAGTCGCTTGTAATACTTCTGAATGACCCGTTAGTTGATGCTCTTGGATCTTGCAAGAACCTCAATCTGTTCGCTGCTGCTGGTGCTGTTGCGTCTTGACCGCCCGTGTCTCCAACGTCCGTTAGTTCATCAACCAAGCCACCTATCAACGTAGCATTTTCACCGTTCCAAGCGTGGTCTATTCCGTGTTTAGTATAGATGGTAGTGGCAACAACTTCAACGCAACTTGAGGCACTACCTCCGCTTTCATCCTCCACTATCACGCAAACCATATACGTTCCAGAAAACGCAACAGCCCAATCATACGTGTTGTCATTCGTCTGTTCTGTCTTTTCCCAATTACCAACGTTATCTCTTACAACGAATTGATATGTCAGGTTATCGCCACTTGCAAAATCCGAAGCCGTTGCAGTTAGTGTTATCGTGTCACCAAAATCAGGTGTTGTGTCTGAAAGCGAAAGAGAAACGCTTTGAATGCCTCCTCCTCCACCACCAACTGGTCTTGTTAGAATAGATGGCATAGCTTATTGGTTATAAATGATAACGCTTCCGCTTGACATTGTGATGGCTGTGATGGCATCGCCCGAAGGTACTACGATATACGCTCCAGCTTTCACGGTTGCGCCAGTCAACCCGAAGGTAGCAAGAGCATCAACTCCATCCACTTCGAAGGTAGTGAATACGGTATCTTCTTGTGCTATGATTGCGTAGCCAGTTAGCGATGTGTGCGCTCCCGTTCCTGTAAGGAGTTTGCAGCCGCGTGTTCCTATTAGTTTTTGTGATTCAGTCATTTTAAGTTGGTATTTGACACTTATTGTAGTCGTATGGTTGAGTAATTGATAAAACGCAAGAATGCCCGCTCACCTTGTCGTCAAATCGCTCAGTAAACGGTTCAAGAGTAACGCTCGTTTGAATGCTTAAATCTGTGGTGTGTAGTTGTCGAAAGTACGCCACGAAGTCCAATAGAACTTGTATGGTGTCGCTCATAACTTCCTGTTCATTCTCTTCACCCGGTAAGACCCTGTCCATTGCCAACAGTCGGATGTTGTAGGTCAATGTCCTTTCCGATAATACAACGCTCTCCTCGATAGCCCACAGAACTAAATAGTCAAGTTCTTTCGGGTTGATTTCCCAAACGTCCCCCTGACCGTACTGATTCACCTGAAGGTGAGCCGTTGCTTGGTTCTCGATTAGGGTTAGTATTTCGTTGAGCGTGTACATATGCTTTCAGCTTCTCTTGATTTCGTCTACTTGCGTTTGTACTCATATTTATCTTCAAGTGATATGAACTTCGGTCTGCGTCCTAAGAACATTCCTGTCGTGTAGGTTCGTGTATCGGGCTGGATAGTATCAAGACCATCGTCAGGATTCGCGTAAGCTGGGTAGTCAGATTCGTTCTCTAAAAGGAAAGTAACGAGCCTCTCGGTGTACCATTCCGCTTTGTCCTTGTACCGCTTGGATATGAAGTTGATTTCATCAAGTGAAGCGTTGGAGCTGTTCTCGGAACTCTGTTGGTGTACGCCCTTATTTAAGAACTTGTAGCTTATGGCGGTCGGTGCTTCGGCTTGAACCCAATAAAGTAAAGAAGGCTGAATGTAATCCTCCAAAAGTGTAAGGTTCGCAGCCGTTAACGTAGAGTTGGTTATCTGTGTCTTGAGTTCGTTGTAAAGAGTAGTCCCGATTTTGTGCTGGATGTGTATGTCTTGGCACATCAAAACCACAGGACGTAGATACTTAAAGTCGATATTCTCGTGGAGCAAAGTGTTGTCCTTGAGGAATGTTTCCGATATGAATAAGACGTTCGCCATTACTTCTTAATTCTCATAAGTTTCTGCTCCCAGTAGTGTCTGCAATGGTAAGACTTGCCCCAAAAGCCACCGCCTCGCATCCATACATTACGGTTAGCTGACACTCCGATGTCTTGAATCTCAGTTAGTGTCCAAGTTCTGTTCTCCTTTTCAACTAATTCTATCAGTTTCCTACAAAACTCTCGTGTAGTTGGAATGATAGCATCTCCAGCAACACCTGGTCTTTTTGCATAAACGTAACGAATAACGAACTCCTCCTCGACTGGTGGTATCTCTTCAAGTAACCGTTCGCCTTCTTTGGTTACTTCTACGGCTCTTTGCGTAGAATCAAGAACCTCGTCAATGGCTATCTTGATAGCGTTCGCTTCGTTCAATCTTTGAAGCCCAGACATTACCCTTTCAATCGATAGCTGTAATTGTTCAGCAATCGCAAGAAATGGAGTAGCTGGATTCTCTTTAAGGATGTTCAGGATAGCCGTATCTAACGGGTCTATCTCAGCAAACCAATACTTTCGGTTCAGTTCCTCGTGAAGTCTTGCGGAGGTTTCAGATTCAAAGTTTAACGCCTTGCCGTTTCCTACTGGTTCATAGTCCGTAGAGCCGCAGTTCTTGAAGTACTCAATAAGAACATCGTCCTCGTCCTTTGAAGTCTTTGCAGCTTTTAGTGGTTGCTCAAGTTTAGGAAGTCCGATTTTCTCACGTATTTCTTCCTGAGTCATTACGCTCACAACCGTGTTCTCGCTGAACTGAATTGAAATAGGCTCGGTGTCTTGGATGAACAACCTATTCGAAAGTCCTTGCAATGCTGCCAACTCGTTAAACACCCTTTCGATGAACTGCTGTCGGTTGTTTACGTAGGTGTTTTGGAATAACTCAAAAGAATCAACAAGCTGGTTTCTGCTCGTGAAGATTCCGTCCTCTTTAATTCCAAAGAGTGCAGGGTCAGTTACTTGATGCCCAGCGTATATCTCTCTTTGTACGGTCTTGTTCAGAATATCAAAACGCTTGTCGAAGTCGTTACCATTAAGCTGCTGAATTTCTACTCCTCTGTCGCGTGAATCGGCAAAGTTCAGAACGATTGAATTAGCATTGTCCGTTCCCGTGAACTTGTCCTTTATCTGTCGTTCGATTTCTTCTTGCTCCTCAAGTGTCGGTTCGCCATTGTAGAAAGACACGATTGTCCCGCCTACAAAGTTATTCTTAACTGCGTTGAGGTGGAAGTTGGCTATTTCTACGTCCAACTCAATGTAACCCGTTGACCCCAAGTAAGTAGGCAATGGGTAGTACTTGCAGTCAGGCGAGTACCCTTTTACATAAAGTAGCTGCTTACCGCTTGGCTCTTTCCAATTAAAAGCGTCTATCTCCTCAACTACTGGGTTGTGCTTCTTCCAATCCTCTGAATAGTAGTACTTCGTACCATCCTCGTTTGACCGATATCTCGCAAAGTCAGCGTGGTATATCGCGGCAATCTTGTCATTGAGTTGGTTGTAAACGATTTCCAGCGCAAAGCCGTTGTATAACTCGTAATCAAGCGCAACCTTCTCTAAGATGTCGTTAAGGCTCTCGTATTGGTTCGGCTCGTTGATGAACTGCTGAAGTCTCGCAAGACCCATAGTGTCCAACCCTTCCGCATCTACTGACCAACCCTGACCGACAACGTAGTCTTTTTTGGAGTTAATTATAGCGTGATGCTTCGCGCTTCTACGGTAAAGGTTCAGAAGGTACTCAGGGTATCTATTTTTGTACTCCCCTTCGTCTCCGAACAGAATCCAATCCTTGCCCCTCGCCTCTTTAAAGGTCGGTACTTTATGCGCTCCGAAATTCAATATCTTAAGAGCCATATACTACATAGTTAGAGTTGCCGCCTGAGTAGGTGGTAACTGGTGTTGATGTTCCCGTTACTTTGACTATTCCCGATTCTAATTCAGTCAATCCAGTCGGGTCTAAATTTGAGCTTGATGAGTTCGCGTAAACAAAATACCGCCATTGTCCCTCCGTTGGTAGTTCTACCTCTGCGTTCAAGTTGTCCGGGCTTGTCTGTTCTGTAATGGTAAACTTGTTAAACCGCTCAGGGTAAAGACTTGAATCCGTAGCAATGCAGTACTCCACCGCCTCCGTGTTGTCCGATTGGAACTTGAACAGGTAATAAGTAGCCGTTCCCTTTTCAGTAAGGGTCAAAGCTATCTCGTTTGCGCTATTTCGTTCGATGTTTATCAAACTGCAAACACTACGTATTCGATGTCGCAATCTGCCGTATCTGCTTGTGCGCTTATGTTGTCGATATCCACAAATGCGCTGAACGCTCCAGCCGCAGTATCTGCATCCATACTGCCAGTCGATAGCATAAAGGTAGCCCCAGCATCAACTTTCACGTCTGCCGTTTCTGCCCCGCTATTCTTGAATCTTACCCGAATGAAGTTAGTGTTATCCAAGTTGGTTATGCGGATGTACTTGATTGACGAACGTACAAACTTCCCTTGCCCGTTTGCTGTATTAAGTTCTATTAGGTCTATCTCATTTGCTGAGTCAACGGTCATTACTCTTCGGTCAGCCTCCGCCACGTTGTCAATTGAACGTGTGTGTGAGCCTCCTCGGTCAACTCCTCCGAGCGTTAGAGATTCAACGATTTGAACCGTTGCGGTTGCTGGTGTTACGGTCGATGCCATGCTTGTTTTTCTTTAAATAGCAAAAAGACGAAATTGTGCCAAACGAAAAAGGGTCAGCGTTAGCCGACCCCTTCTCAAACAGAACAATGAAAAAGAGAAAGTGTGAAGATACGAATTAGTTTGTAATCGCAGTTACGTCTGCGGCATCAATTGAAAGCATTTGTTCTGCTTCCATTCCGCTAAACGTCAAACTGTAACCAGAAAGGTCAGCGAAAGCCGTACCCGTTGCCGATGTTCCAGCATTCAATTCAAGACCATTTTGGTAACCAACGACCCAATATGAACCATCGTTAGTTTCTACGATAGCCACAAGTCTTTGTTGAGCCAATACCTTGATTTCGTTGCGCTTGTCAACATCCAGTTTTGAAAGCACCACAACCACCTCAGGAGTAAAGTAAACCGTTCCGTTCTGACTGTTACCGTTAATGGTTTCGGTCAAAGAGGAAGTTTCCTTTAGCTGCTCGTAGTTATAAAAGGTAGGCGTTCCTGTGATTGAAGTAACCGCTCCAGCAGATACAACAGGTGTCAATGCAAGGTAATCGTCAAGGTTCGCAAATCTAACGCTCTTCACTCCGCCTACGGCATCGCGGCAATCAAGGTCGAAACCCGTAGTTAGTGCGCATCCAGTATATGCCATGTTTTTAGTTTTTAGAGTGAAGGGGCGACCCGAAAGCCGCCCCGTTTAGATTAAAGAATTACAGCAGAAATTTGGTCAGGGTATGCAACCTGAACACCAAGTGTCAGGTCAACCGCAACCCTGTATCTTTGCTGGTCTTTGCTGAACCAAGCGTTTATTGAACTTGCATCGCTTTCCAAATCAACGCCCAAAAACATATTGCTTGTTCTCATGCAGTAAACATCGTTAGTGCCCGTTAGACCGTTAACTGCAATCACTTCGATGTTAGTACCGGGAAGAATCATTGTAAGGTCAGCGAATGAACTGTTAGCATTCTGAAGTTGACCACCACCTGAAGTAACAATTCCAAGACCGCTTTGAAGACCAACAGCCAACGAACGGAAGGCATCGTAACCAACAAAAATCTTAGCGTCTGCCTTGTCAACGATAGCCGCAGCCGCAGCCTCGTAAACTCTTTGCACCGCCTCAATCATATTGTTAGCAGTCAAAGCAGTAGCAAGTGGAGTTCCCGAACCGAAAGAAGCTGTGTTAGCATCGATGTAAGAACCACCTCCGATAACGTCAATAAGACCATCGAAGAAGCTAAGGTTTCCTGAAGGCAAAGTGCTGTCAGACTGCCAGATCATCAACTCCAACTCTGATTGGATTTTCTCAACAAGGTAAGCACCGAACTGCTCCTCGAAAGGAATAGACTCGTAATGCGCCCCACTTGGAAGCTGTGAACGTAGGTAGTAACCCTCCAAAGTCTTAGGGCAGAACTCCATGTTCAACTTCAATTTCGCTGGGCTGATTTCTCTCTGAGTGAAAGTGATGTCGCCATCAGCGTTGAAAGCACAACCGCTACCATCTTGGAAGTTTACATCAACATCCATTAGGTTAATTTTGGTAGCACCTTTCACGCCTACTTGCTTCTCCATAAGTGAAGCTGTACGACCTCCAGTTACTGCTTTTGTGATGAGCGGAAAGTTCTGCTCCTCAATGTAGGCTGTTAAGCCCGATACATCAAATGCCATTTTATTAGGTGTTTATAGGTTTATTTCTTAGTTATTGCGCGCATCTTCTCTACCATATCGGTGTAGTCGATGCCTTTGTTAAACGGGTTAGCTACCTTCTTTGAAGGCTCTTCTTTCGGAGTAGCTGCCATCTTCTCAACGATGTCGGTAATTAGTCCAACAGCTTTCTCTATGTCGCTTACTTTTTCAGTCTTTGCAAACTTGGCAACCTCTGACTGAATTAACGTAGCTACAGAATCCATGATGTCCAACTTGAACGCCTCTGGGTCAAATGCAGCAACTTCCTCAGCAGCCATTTCTTCCTCTTTATCCTCGCCAGCTTCCTCTTCTACTTGAGGCTCAAGGATTTCAACGATAACACCGCCTTCAGTTCTTACGATTTCACCTGACTCAAGTTCGTGCTCTCCGTCAGGAGCTGGTACTACTTCGGCATCCTCACCTACAACGGCAACAGACGCGCCTATTTCTAAAGCTGGTTCTACTCGGACGATAGTGCCATCAACAAGTTTAGCATCAACGAAAGCCTCTTGGGTTGTCTCGCTAAAAAGTAGTTTCTTGATTTCGGGCAATTTAGACCCTACAAGTTCTGAAATGTTCATGCGTGTTTTTTTAGTAAATAGCAATTCAAGAAAGGTGTGCCACTTGGCTATGCTCTGAGTGCTTTCTCCACCTCTTCAATTATCATTTTGTCCACATCCATCTGTCGGCTCTCGCTGAACACTCCCTCAACGCTGAAACCTTTAAAAGTGCCTTTCTTAACATCCTCCCAAACCTCATCGTTGTCAACTTTGTAGCTAACGAACCAGCTTCCGTTCGTTGCTTTATCGAAACCTTTAGGCGTTGGTTTCATCTCGTCAATCAAGAAGGACTCAAACATGAACACCCCTTCCACATCTGTTGAGTGGTCTAAGTTGGTCGCGTTCGTCTTGCCCTCCTTCATGAACTTGTAGGCTATCTTACGTATGGCATCTGAGTCAAAGACCACGTAGTACTCGCGCCCATCCTCGTCCTTTCTGTATATTGGATAGTCGGCAGTCATACAAAAACCGCTTATTATTCTCTTCTCTTCATTTAGCGAAAACTTCTGCTTCTTGTTAAATGCCATCCAATTACGCTCAATGGCTGGATGGTCAACGAGTGAGATAGCATCAAGACCCGTTTCGTGGTCTTCGTCAATTGTTAAATAAATTACTGGTAGCTTGTTCATCCTCCGAATGTTGCTTGTGATTCTATTTGGTTTACGTTATTCTGATTGCCCGTTACTTCTGTCTCCACGACATACGCTTGTATCGGTGCAAGTTGGGCTTGTTCTGCTCCTCCGAGTTCAGTAGTTCCCGCAGTAGCTTGTTGGATAGCTGGAGCGGTTGCAACCTGTGGAGCGGTTGGCGTTGCGGCACTTCCGCCCGGAACATTAGCAGAGTTGAGTGTTGAAACAGCCGAAGCAATACCAGCAACAACCGCAGCGACCCCCGTAGCTATCGCGACAAGGTTAGCTGGGTAAGGTACACTTTGCGCTTGTGCAATCGCCCCGACTATTGCCTTTGCTGTATCAATGGCTATCTGCGCAACAGCTAAAGTTTTCTGAAGTGCCACAGCTTCTTTAGATTGGTTTCCGCTTGCCTCAACGAGTTGGTTAATGGAGTTCAGAACTCCGCCTGTAGCCGTAAGGTAAGATTCTTGAAGTTTAACCTTCTCGTCCCTCAGTTCCTTCTCCTTCTTTAAATCCTCATCTCTGAACTTCTTGCGGAGTTTCGCAAGTGCTTCTTGCCTTGCCCCTTCTATGTCTGTCTCGGTGTCCCCAGCTAAACGCGCTTGTTCGGCAAGTGCCGCGTAATGTTGCTCAAGTTCAAGAAGTTCAAGTTCTCGGTCGGACTTCTCAACCTTTGCCAATTCTTGACGTATATCAAACAGCTCCTTCTCAAGTGCCTTTTGGTTTGTAAGTTGCTCCGCACGTTGTCCAAGTACCCTTTCCTCAATGTCAACGAGTTCCGTTTCTGCTTGGATTTGCTGAACCCTTAACTCATTTGTTAAGCCGAACTGCTTTATCTGCTCATTGACAAAATCAAGCCTTGATTGAGATGCTTGTTTTTCAATCTCTATTTGCTTGTCAAGTATTCCCCCGAGTTTGTCGTTGGCTTCAATCCTTTCTTGAATAGATAGGCTTATGTCGTCCCTTATTTGCCTCTGCCGTTCTGCCTCTGCTTGAAGTTCAAGCTGTCTTTTTGCTCTTAATGCGTCACCTATTTCTGCTTGTTTTTCAAGTTCGTTCAAACGCTTTCCAGCCTCAACGGCATTTGAAACGGTTTCGACCACAGAATCATAAGCATCGGCAACAGCACCCGTTACCGTGTCAACTATTTTACTTGCCTTTTCCGCGCTTTTCGCTTGCTCTTCGGCTATCTCATTCTGCCGCCTTGCATTGTCGGCTAACAACTCTGCTGCTTTTTCTTGGTCTCCAGTAAGTGCCGCAAAAGTAGCACGTACCATATTGACGTTTATCATGAACTTATCAAGCGCAACATTTAGCTGGCTTACAACCAAATCCTTTAGATCAACAAGAACATCATAAACACCCTGAGTTGATTCAATAAATGAGTCGAGTGCCTTTTGTGGGTCTGTGAATAGTGTCCCTAACCATTTAGCCAAAGGTATAACCGCATCGTTAATGATTTTGGACATGATTATTTGAACGGTCGTCAATGCCGTGCCGAAGAAGTCAGCAGCTTCTTGGTTTCTTTCAAACGCTAACTTGAGTTGGTTAAATGCTTCTACAATTAGCGCAACTATTCCGAGTGATTTAAGCAGCCCCTTTATGCCGTTTCCGAAACCTTTGACACCGTTCGTTGCTTGCTTTGCACCTTTCTCAGCAGCTTCAAAACCAGCCTTAAACTGGTCGCCCATTTCTTTTTGGGTCTGCTTGACCTTTTCGAGTTCTTCCCTTAACGCAATGATGTCGTCATTGGCTTCGCCCGTTTTTACGTCTACCTCTATCGCTACTTTGGTCGCCATTAAGCTGGTATAAGTCTGTAGTTAACGAAAACGGTTATGTCTGCATCTCCTCCCGTTGGGTCGCCTGTTGGAACTTGCACCAATAGGTCAGCGTTTGCAATCAGTTGTGTGTCTGTTGCGCTAAATGTACTGTCAATAGCTAACCTTCGAACAGATGTAACGGATGCATTTAGAGCAGATAAACTTGCCGCTTGCCTTTCTGTTGCTCCATTGCAAATAAGTTCAATACCTACATTGGTCGCATACGGTGCGCCCGGGCTGTCAATCTTCACACTTGCAGAAATGACCTCAATAGCGTAACCAGCAACAGCTCCGACAATGGTCAGCGGTGTAGTGTTCAGCGTGAGAACGTCCGCGCTTGCAATGGTCAAAGAAGCAGAGCCGCCCAAGCAAACAACTCCGCTATCGTCCCGCGACCAAAGAACGCCATCGGCTTGGTTGAAGAACAGCTCGCCTTTGTAGATGTCCGTAGCTATCCAAGTTCCGTCCGTGTGGTCGTTGCTACTTGGAACTGTTGGAACGGTTGCCGTTACCGTTGACCGCTTAATTTTTATTCGTGAGTCTTGTGTTGCCATTATTGTTCGCCCCCTTCTATTGTGTAAATAGCTATTTCTGAAAATTGTGTCTGCACTATGTCCTCGCCTCCGTCGACCGTGAAGATGTTCGTACCTCCATTCAATGCTCTGACCTCATTCTCTCCACCGTCCAATACCTCCACGTTGTCCTGTTCCTTGCCGTTGACAAACGTCTTGTTTGATTCTGTTACAATGACCCCGTTGGTGTTTATCAGTTGGACGTTGTGCAAGCCTCCAGCTACTCGGTTATCGTTGCCGAAGATGGTGATGTTGTTCGAACCCTCTCCGATGGTGTTTCCGCTTCCGACTATTTTGAAAGCCGTAACGCTATCGCCTACTCTGTTGTCCGCTCCGCTTACCTTGCCTTGAAACGGTGGGTACTTGTTGCCGTTGGTCTTTATTTCGGTGGAAGGTGAAGGCATCTTTTCCTTTTCAAGATAGCCACCAGCGTTCAGGTTCTTGTCCCTTTTGTTGAAGGTTACCGCATCCTTTACCTTTATCAGCTCCACCTTGGTTAGACCCTCTTTGAAAGGGTTGTAATTCATTACCTTGTTTAGCCTCCAGTAGCTGTTATCTATTACTATTTGGTCGCGGAAGTCTAAGGTGTTGATGTCGGTCGGTTCAAGGTAGAACATACCTGTCATTACCTTGCTGTCCTTGTCCGTTACCTCGTTGATATAGTTACGGTGGTAGATGTTGTAAAGGTTCGCGTTGGTTACCTGAATCTGACCCGTGTAGCCGTTTGCTTGGTAGTACAATTCCAAAGGCAGCCCGAAGTTGATGTCTATCGTTGGCGTTATCGGGTTGTCCCAATGCCCAGCGTATGGATAAACATTTGTGTCGAAGTCAAAGAAAGGGAATAGCCTTCTGTGCTTCCATACCGGGTCACTCGGCAGAAGTCCACCGTAGTACATTATTCTGATATTCGCATCTGTGGGCTTTGCTCCTTCCTCTATATCCGCGTCCCATACTGCTGGTATAATTCGATTGGAAGGGCTGTCATTGACCAATGGCGAAGGCGAAAAGATGACCTCTACCTCTTTAGAACTCTGAACGAAGTCGTTATCTATCTCGATTCTTGAACGCCCGTAAACGTGCCCTCTGTTGCCTTGATACCGCTCGTTGTAATAGTCGCCATCCTCCGAGTAGGTGTAGATATATTCCCTATCGGTAAGAACTCCCAAAGGTTCAAGCGTTATGTCTCTGTCCCTTGCCAGCTTATACGTCCAGTCCTTTGTGCCGCCCTGTGAGTAGAACGTGTCCCGTGTTTCAATGAGTAGGTTCTTCTCGTTGTTCGGGTCGACCTCCACATATAGATTGAACATCTTGAAAATGGAAACCAAGAACTCGCTCATTTCAACATCGGGAAGGTGGTCGGTCAGCGTTACATCATCGCCTTCAAAAAGTTCGTCTGTAATAGGTTCGTTCTCAAAGTATCCACCTGTACACCTAACGTCAAGCCATACCGTTGATCCTGTTGAATTTCTGAAGTCAGGCTTGTAGCCGTTGCCGTATGGGTCTGACTGAATACGTACGTATACTTGGTCGTTGTTCTGCGTGAACACATCGCCCTCCGCAAATATGGTCTGTACTTGTGTTTGACCCACAGCCCCGCTAATGTCAAAACTGAATGGAGATTCCGCGACCACTTCAAACGATTGTGAAGCGTCTATTCTTCTGACTATCTGAACAACACCCTCGAACAGCTCTGGTCCGAAAGCAAAGTTTTTAGTTATCTGAAGGTCAATACTACATCTGAATGTGTCATGTCTTAGCGGTTCTTGACATACAAAAATGTAATTGTTTTCAGCGTTATAGTTGTATGGTACAAACGGGCTTTGTTGGCTTAGAACCCTGTACTGGTTGTTGTTGTCAAAGCCTAAGTTGTTGTCGTCCTCAAAACACAGCTTCGCCATGTTGCCCGTGCTCGGGTTGAATATCTGCTCGTTCCCGAACGTGTTCGGACTGATAGAAGGGAAACGGCTCATGATCTGCGGCAATGACTTTACAGCCTTGAAAGTTCGCGCCTCTGCTTGGTTATCGGGCAGATTCATCTTCTTGGTCAACGGGACAATGAGCCTGTTGTAAATCACAGAGTTAAAGAACGAACTCGTGTAAGTGAAACCAGCATAATCAAAAATGGCATCGACCAACGTCTTGACGTAGACCGCTGGCTTTAAATGCGAAACTTGGTAGATTCTTGTTCCGTTCGGAGCGTATGTGTTACCATAGCCCCAATCGATTAACGGATATACGTAGCCCTGACCAACAGGTGCTGTCCAGCTGTCTACTTGATTTTGGTAGGTGTAAGTGTGGTCATATTGGCTCAGGTCTAAATACTTTATACCATCCTCATCTAATCCGTTCAGTTCTTTGTCCCCCAATACCGAAAAGATGTTGAGCAGCTTACCAATGAACACGACCTCGTAAGTGTAGGCGTGTCCCTTTTGGACTATCTTGCGGAGCTGGACAACCCCAGCCATGACCTCCACGCCATCGGCTATTACTCGCGCCTCCGCTTTCTTATTAGGGTTAAAATTAACAGATATGTTAGTAGTGTTAGCATCGTAGTCATTTGAGATGTTAACGTCATAGATATGCCCAAACAGTTGGTCGTTGTTTTTTGTTGCCGGGCACTTGATTGTCTTGGAGTACTCCGTGCTTCTCTTCTCAGGGTTGCGTATGTCCGCAATGCCGTAATTAAAGGAAAAGTCGAAACCCTCGAAAACGTCTAACCGATAACCCTCTATTCTAACCTCAACCACGTTGTCGTCTGTTTTTAATTGCGTAATTCAGTTCGAAGGTGTACTGCATCAACTTGTCATTAAGTGATGTCTTGCGCTGGATTCTTCGCGGGTCAAGGCTTACCGCTATCAGTTCGTTGTTTTCCTCTATGTAAACGTCAGGTGATGTAGCTAAGTCTTCCATCCAAAGGCTTTCGTCCTCACTTAAATAGTCGCTATTGATTGTAACCTTCTTATTCAAAGCAACGTTGTAGTCTGTCGTTCCTCTTGCCCTCGTGTCGTAGATGTAGGCGAAGCCCGTCCAGTTGTGATGTTGTTGCTCGTAGGTGTCTTTCTTTATATCGGTAGTATGAATAGACTTCATGTTGAAGTTATGCGCGTCATAGCCGCCTAAACGGTTAAGCCAAACCACCCGAACAGGTGTATATCTTGAACACTTTTCATTCACGTTGAAAGTGAACCGCTCCGATGTTTGGGCGTTCGTGTTGTCCTCCAGTTGGATAGTGTATGACGCAGCACCAACGAGAGCCGTAGAAGGTGTAGAACCAAGCAGCGTATCGGTGTAAAGTGATGGGTCTATGTTTGGAATATCGTGCGTTCCTACTGGTATTCTAAAGTAAATCTGGTCGAATGAATCTGCAACCGTTATCGGGTTGTCAACCTTTCCGTTAGCCAATAACGAACCCGTTGCATTGTAGCCTGAGTATGCTTTTATTTCATACTGATAAGCCCCGAAGCGTTCGTTTG